CTACATATGAATATGATCCGGTGAAAGCCATTGTTGAAATATTTTCTAGGAGGTTATTTTATGCTCGAATCACTTGAAGGTAAAAAGGTCACAACACTTCCTCATCTAAAGGACTATAATACATGGCGCAACAGACTTTCTGATGCAGATTATGAGGCAATTGAAGATGATTTGAATCGCAGAATTGATGCTGGTGATATTCATACCGCCGGCTGGATGCCTGGAAGCGATTGGACAGATACGGTTTTTGAGCCTATTTATCACACTGCCTGCCGAAAGAACATTACGCATGCAGCTATGTTTTTCGGTTTAATTGTATTCAAAGTATTTATGGATCGACCGGAAAAATGGATTTTTGGCAGATTTGAAAAAGATGGAAAAGATATTGGAAGCATCACGTATTTTCAACCGTAATACTCCTTAATAAACCTTTTTGCTCATCCATATCCACACCCCACAAAAAAATTTCTGAGTCACTTGAGGGTCACAGCAGCAAGATTCCTCGCTCGTCATAGACAGATGCGGAGGTATCATTTCCACACCGAATCGCACGATCCAGAGCCATGATGAGTGCAATCACGCCATCAATCTTCTCGGTGGATTTTTCCTTGTCTGCCTTGATGTTCCCCGCAGGGTCGGTGCGAATGAAGATGTTGTCTGCCATCCAGCGCATGACGGGATGCCCGCCGTGCGCTATTTTCTTTTCCAAGGTCAGCTTCATCAGCTCCTTGGTCGGCGGACTCATATCCTTGAAACCCTGCCCGAATGGAACAACGGTGAAGCCCATCCCCTCGAGGTTCTGCACCATCTGCACTGCACCCCATCGGTCGAAGGCAATCTCGCGAATGTTGTACTTCTCGCCAAGTTTCTCAATGAACGCTTCGATGAATCCGTAGTGAACCACATTCCCCTCTGTCGTTTGCAGGTAGCCCTGCCTCTCCCACACGTCATAGGGAACATGGTCACGCCGCACACGTAGGTCGATATTCTCCTCGGGAATCCAGAAGTACGGAAGCACGGCAAACGGTTCATCCTCCTCCGTCGGAGGGAACACAAGCACAAATGCCGTAATATCCATCGTGGAGGAAAGGTCAAGACCACCGTAGCAGACGCGCCCCGTGAGGGCTTCTGCATCCATGGGTATGGCACACGCATCCCATTTGTCCATTGGCATCCACCGAACGGACTGCTTCACCCACTGATTCAATCGAAGCTGACGGAAGCTGTTCTCCTCGACTGGATTCTGCCGTGCAGAGTCACAGGCCGCCTGTACCTTGTCAATGCCGACCGTGATACCGAGCGACGGATTCGATCGTTTCCAGACCTCCGGGTCTGTCCAGTCCTCATCTTCCTTCGCTCCATAAATCACAGGATAGAAGGTCGAATCAATCTTTCTCCCTTCCAGAATATCCTTTGCTTTTTGATGCGTCTCGTAGCAAATGGACTGCGTATCCGTTCCTGCCGTGGTAATGAGGAAGTAGAGCGGCTGCATACGCGCATCGCCGGAGCCTTTTGTCATAACATCAAAGAGTTTGCGATTTGGCTGCGTGTGAAGTTCGTCGAACACAACGCCGTGAATGTTGAAGCCATGCTTCGAGTATGCCTCTGCCGAGAGTACTTGATAGAAGCTGTTCGTCGGCAAATACACCATGCGCTTCTGGGAGGCGAGAATCTTCACCCGCTTGCCGAGTGCAGGACACATACGCACCATATCTGCTGCGACCTCGAATACGATGCTCGCCTGCTGACGGTCAGCGGCACAGCCGTAGACTTCGGCACGTTCCTCGCCATCGCCGCAGCAAAGAAGGAGTGCGACAGCGGCCGCAAGCTCTGATTTTCCTTGCTTCTTGGGCAACTCAACATACGCCGTATTGAACTGCCGATAGCCGTTCGGCTTCAAGATGCCGAAAATGTCTCGGATAATGCGCTCCTGCCAGTCGATGAGTTCGAAGGGCTTTCCTGCCCACGTCCCCTTCGTATGGCACAGACACTCGATAAAGCCCACGGCATAATCCGCAGCGGCTTTGTCATAGTTCGCGTCCTCTGCCATGAACTTCGTCGGCTTGTAGTCCGTCAGTTTCCGCAAGCAATCACCCCCATCAAAAAAAGCCGCCGTCAGCGACTCACAATATCTGAAACGAGAAGCAGCCCCGAAGGGCTGTTTGGTTGTTTGGTGCGGCTTAGATGCGCTTCATGCACCAAGCCATCGCATGACCGCCGTCCTCGAAAAGCTCCGTAGCGGCTTCGACGAGGTTCAGGCGGCATTCAAGGTCCGCGAAGCCCGTCTCCTCCGGCGTTTCGACCATCTCGTAGACGGCTGCGTGGAATCCCCAACACTCCATCCCGACCACAAGGATCTGCTCGCCGTAGCGAAGGATCGCGCCGCTCGTCCCGAACCGCATCTCATCGAGGTGCTCCATCGTGGTGGTCTTAGGCCATCTTGCTTCTGCATTCTTCATTTTGTGTTCCTCGCTTTCTGTGTGTAGGTTGTTCCCTTTGTCATGTGTATATATCACTCTAAACGCAGAATATAGCAAGTCATATTTTGGATAAACTACACTTATATTTCGAGAGAAACACAGCCCCGAAAGGCTGTGCTGAATCCCTAGAATCGTCAGCTATTGCTCACCCGTGAGGATGAAGCGTACATACGCCGCACGGTCTTCCTCGATGAAGCAGACCAGTTCGTAGAAGCCCATATCGAACGCCATCCGCTGAACACCGGGAACATCGAACATATTCACCTGCCCCGAATCGCGGATGTCCATGATCTGGGAGAAAACCGTCTCGTTCATGATTGACCGCCTTTCTGCACGATGCGGAAGGAGTCCACGCCAGGGATCAAACTGAGCGAGGAGCCTGTCGCCCATCGGACGAGAAGCTGTCCCGCATCATCAACGCCCATGACCTCGCCCCTCGTTCCCGTCGGCGGGGCTTGCGGATCATCCATGCCGAGGAGTTCCACTCTTGTCCCGCGCGGGTACCGTTGCCGCAGTGCGGCGATCTGCTCTCTACTCGGAAACCGCATGATCCTCAGCCTCCTTCCGATGTCCGCTCTTGAACGCGCTGCTGCCGATGAGGTTCTGCAGGAGAATCTTGCGCGACTCTTTGTAGGCGTTTCCGATCATGCCAAGACGCAGGAGGAAGCAGCGGAATGCGTATTTCTCGTTGTCCACAATCTTCTCCTTCGCCGTGACGCGCTTCTGCGTCCGCGCCATCAGGCAGAGCTTGCTGATGAACTCGGCATAAGCCTTTGCCGTCTCGTCGGTAATCGTTCCATGCAGCCATGCGAAAGTGATGCGGTCGCCCTCCAGCGTGTAGGTCGCTTCCTGAATGTCAAAGGCGTGACGGATAAGTCTCCCCTTGCTCAGGAGGAGTGCATCGAGATTCTGCAGTGCCGTCTCAGTGAAAAAGCTGCGCGGAAGACTGATGGAAAGGCTGTCCTCATCGGTTGCTGCGACGACTTCCTCCATCGCAGTAACTTCTGCCGGCGTTTCTGTTGGTGCCAGCTTATCCTCTGCCGGATCAACTTCGCTAGGATCTTCCACTGACGCCCCCGTCTGGATCGGATCATCTGCTCCTGTGTCCGCGTAGGAAGCCTCGTTCTCCCAATCCTCGGACATGAAGCCCGCCTCGCGCAGTGTCGTGCGCACACGCGCAACGGTTGCTTCGTCAAGGGCATCATCGAAGCAAAGGCTGCCGTCCTTCGTGATCTCGAATGCGCCGACCTTGTAGGAAAAGCTCGGTGCGCCGCAGTAGGCGGGCTTTGTCTCGAGCACCTTGCTGACGATCCCGACCATCGCCTTGCGCTCTTCCTTCTGGATGTTGTAATTGACCTTCATTTTGAAAACCTCCTTTATGAACTTTGGTCATTACATTCATCACTCTAGCCCGGATAATTAGCAAGCAAATTGTGTTGTATACACCCATAGCCTCAGTGAGATAAAAGACAGAGTATTATCATTTCACAGAATGAGGAGTGGTCATGCGCTCGAGCATCTTGCCCGTCATCCAGATCGCGCCGTCGATGACGAGCGGTAGGAAGATGCGGTCGCGGAATCTGCACCATCCCGTCTCCTTCTCCGCGCTCTCCTTCAGTGCTGCCGTGTATGCCGCCGACACCTCACGCGCCGCCGGGAGACCTTTCTCGTGCAGCCATAGGACGGTCGCTTCCTTCGCCTCCGTCCGTACAAAGTCCCCCACATGGTTCTTCAATTCGTTTTGAATGTGTTCCAGTTTCATCTTCAACACTCTCCTTCATAGTCCGTTACCCCACGCGCAATGGCGCGGGCAAATTCATCCTGCCGACTGCGGAGCAATTCTGCATCGCCCGCATGGTCGATAAACGCAAGTTCCACGAGCACAGCGACCGCATCCGTGTTGCTCAGGACATACAAACCGTTGACACCGGGCTTTGCCCCCTTCACGCCGCGATCCACAGTACCGAGCGCATCCACAATTTGGTTCTGGATGCACTGTGCCAGCTTCTCACCTGCGTCGCTGCCCCAGTAGTGCCAGACCTCCGTCCCGTTCGCGCTGCCGTTACAGGCGTTGCAGTGGATGGAGATAAACACATCGGCATCCGCACAGTTGGAAGCCGAAACAACTTCACGGAGACTGTCGGATTGGAGACTACCGACCACCTCAACACCTGCGGCAGCGAGATAACCCGCAACAAGGTCAGTGACGTTCTTTGCCACATCACATTCTCTCAGTCCGTACCCGCACGCACCGGGATCTGGATTCCCGTCCGGGGCATGACCAGGGTTCAAAAACACACGCATTATGCTTCCTCCTTTGGTTTCGGCACATCCGCATACGGAATGCGCTCACCGTCACGTTCCAAAAACACATCTTCTGCATTGCCGTCCTTGCTCTGTATGTACCGCTCGACAGCAACATCCACAAACTTCGGCTCAAGCTCCACACCGTAGCAGATACGCCCCAGCTGGTCGCAAGCGATCAGCGTTGATGCCGAGCCGAGGAATCCGTCAAGAACGATACCGTTCGTCTGCGTACACTGTTTGACAAGGTATGCGATGAGCGGCACAGGCTTCGAGGACGGATGACCGCAGCCATCCTTCTTCGAGTCCTTGATGCGGTCGAATGCAAAGACGGTGGTCTGCTTCTGATCGCCATACCATCTGTGCCGTCCGTCCTTCCTCCATCCCCAGATAATCGGCTCGTGGATGTACTTCCAGTCCGTCCGTGTAAGAACAAGACGATCTTTCTTCCACACCAGACCTGCGCCAACTTTAAAGCCCGCATCCTCATAAGCGTCATGAAAGATGCGGGCTTTTGCTGTTGCGTAGAAAACGTAGATGGAAGCGTCCGTCGCCATCACCGAGTGGAATGCGGTAAAGGCAGATTTCAGGAGCTCGTAGGCATCCTTGTCATTCAGATCATCGTTCTTGATCTTCCCGGAGGAACTTTCCAGAGCCACAAAATACGGCGGATCCGTGCAGACAAGGTTGACCTTCTCACTGCCGAGCAGCCGCTCATATGTCTCCGGCAGTGTGGAATCGCCACAGATAACACGGTGCTTGCCGAGATGCCAGACATCCCCTGTTTTGGCAACACAGGGTTTAGCGAGTTCCACATCCACATCGAAGTCGTCTTCCTGCGCTTCACCATCATCCAGTGAGAGCAGGTCTGCAATTTCGGACTCGTCAAAGCCCGTGAGAGATACATCAAAGTCCATATCCTGCAACGCTTCCATCTCGACGCGCAGCATATCTTCATCCCATCCCGCATCGAGTGCGAAACGGTTGTCTGCGAGGATGTACGCTTTCTTCTGAGCCTCGGTCAGATGATCGACGAATACGCACGGCACATTCTCCATGCCCTCCGCCCGCGCCGCCGCAACACGTCCGTGTCCTGCGAGAATGCCGTAGTCCTTGTCGATGATGACGGGACTGACGAATCCGAACTCGCGTAGACTTCCGCGCAGCTTGTTGATTTGTTCGGGCGAGTGCGTCCGTGCATTGTTGGCATACGGGACGAGCCTCTCGATTGGAACGAGCTTCATCTCCGATGTTGTTTTGTTCAAATGAATCCCTCCTTACTTCCTCGAACTCAGCAGCCGTTCCATGCGATCCTCTTGCGGAGAGCCGACGAATGTAGTCGTGCAGTTCTGCTTTACGATGTCGAATATCTCATACCAGAGCAGATTGGACTGTTTCTGGAATGCCTGCCCCATCTGGACAAAGGGGCTTGCAATCGCCCCGCCTGTGGTCGGATGCTTGCCAATCAGCCCGTATTGACTCATTGCCTCCTCGCACTGGATGAAGCGGGCAAATGCCTGCGCGTAGCTTTCAATGAGCCGTGGATTCACGAGCCGCTCACAGCCGCGCTCTTTGAGCCACAGCCATGTCTCACGGAAAATCTCATCTGCACCGAGCGGCTTGCCGTTCCTCTGACGTGCGGATAGGAACTCGCTCGGTGTTGGCATCTCCTCGCCGTAGAGATCGGCGGCATCCACAAGGTCTGTGCCGTCTAGTTCCGTCATGGGGAACTCCATGATGTGCGCCGTACGCCCGCCCGCAATCTTGTCTGCTAGGGGTTCGGGTTTGTCTCCCGCGCGGATGCGCCGTCCACCGCGATTTGTACCGTCACGTGCCACCTTCTCGCCCCCTTTCCCTTAATACCCTGTTTGAACCGACGTTTTTGTGCGTGCGTCCCCTCCCCGGTCCAGTAACAGCGCGGTTTTAGAGATTTGACCGCCCCCTGGGGGACAAGAACGTGTTGCATTTGCTTCACTTTCGCGTTACAATAACCAAAAGGAGGTTATGCACCATGTCCAAGACCGCAACAATCAATATGCGCATTGAGCCGACAATCAAAGCGCAGGCTGAAACCGTTTTTTCTAGTTTCGGTATCTCCGTGACCGACGCCATCAACATCTTTCTGCACGCATCCATCATGGAGGGAGGCTTCCCCTTCCAACCGAAACAGCCCCGTTATAACAGGGAAACGCTTCTTGCCATGCAGGAAGCACGCGACATCATGGATGGCAAAATCGAGCCGAAGCGTTATCCGTCGCTGTCCGCACTGATGGATGATCTGGATGCGGAGGACGCTCATGCTTGATCTCGTCACCACCACGCAGTTCCGCAAGGATTTAAAGAAGCTGCGTAAACGTGGAGCAGATATGCAAAAGCTGGATGATGTCCTACAAATGCTCTGCGCGGAAAAACAACTCCCCGAAAGGTATCGGGATCATGCTCTGGTTGGCGATTACATTGGTTTTCGTGAATGCCACATCATGCCGGACTGGTTACTTGTGTACGCCATCGACAAAGGGAAACTGATTCTGACCGCTTCTCGCACGGGCTCGCATAGCGATCTCTTCTAGCCGATTCATTGGAGTCGGCTTTTTATTTTGGTACTTTCCGTTGATGAATCCGCTCATGACACGATACGCAGAGCGACATCAAATTACTCTCCTCATGTGTGCCGCCGTCAGCAAGAGGTCTGATATGATGGACGAGCGTCGCAAGGACATATCTGCCTTGCTCTTTGCACATCTCACAGAGCGGATGCCCCGCCAAATGACGATCTCGAATCCTGCGCCATACGCTGCCATACCTCTCGTGCTGATCGTACCCACGCGTGAAGTGGTCATAGTGTCGCTGCATCATTTTCTCGTGCTCCTCGCAGTAGCAGCTCTTTCGGTCTGTAAGATTCGGACAGCCTGTCATGCGGCAGGGTCGCTTCGGCTTTCTTGGCATCACGTTTCTCCATCAAAAAAACCCTCACGGAGAATTACTTCTCCGAGAAGGCTGATTCCATATCCTATTCTTGCTGAGTCTATCATATCACTGTCAACCCTATGAACGCAACGTGAACCTTTGTGAACTTATGTGAACTCAGACGCACTTTGCTGTCTTTTTTCCAAAATTTTTTCAACATCATCCAGAGCCTTGGCATGAATCTTATGCACCCACCGAATGCTGACGCGCATATCTGCCGCAATATCTTCCCACGATTTGAAACGGTGGTAGCGACGCTCTAGCACCATCTGAGCGTTTTCGTCCGTGACCTGCCAGATCGTATTCATGATCTCGAGTTTCAGACTGATCAGACGGTCGATGTCTGCATTGATCTCATCTTCCGTGTCGGTGAGCCGCGCAATGATGGTCTCCATCCGCTGATTGTTTGGACTCGGACTCTTTGGCATGTCGCTGATGACGGCGCTCACATTTGTTGCCATGTCACGCAGCCGCGACACATGGGCGACCTTATCATTGATGCGCCGATCAATGTTCCATGCCTGACTCAGATATTCTTTCGCTGTCATGCAAATTCCCCCTCCAACTTCTCAAGCAGCCACTCTCCGTCTATGCTCGTCAACTGACCAAACCATGCGGAACGGAAGAACCGCTCCGTCTCGGAGCGCATCGCTGCCGCTGCAACATTTTCCTCGTCTTTTCCGAGAGCCGATCTCGCCCACCGATAATCCTTTGCCGCCTGTTCGACGATGGCGTTTGCCAGAATCTCATAGTTCATGATGTTACCTCCGCTTTGACGGCTTCAATCAGAGCCGTCTGTGTCTTGTCCTTCCGCTTCAAGGCACGGAGGATTTTCTCGTCAATCGTCCCCTCGGCAATGATGTGCTGCACCACCACAGTGTTTGCACTCTGCCCCTGTCGATAGAGCCGCGCCACAGTCTGCTGATAGAGTTCCAGACTCCATGTAATGCCAAACCATACCAAGGTTGAACCGCCGCTCTGAAGGTTAAGACCATGTCCTGCACTTGCAGGATGGATCAGGGCGACAGGGATTTCTCCGCGATTCCATCGGGCGATCGTCTCATCCGTATCCAGTCGGACGCACGGCACGCGCTTTTCGATGCGTTCTGCGTCATGCCGAAACCAGTACGCAACGAGGAGCGGTTTGCCGTTCATGCTCTCGATGATGTCCTCCAAGGCATCGAGCTTGCGGTCATGTATATGCAGTGTCGCGCCATCATCCGTATAGACTGCACCATTCGCCATCTGGGCGAGTTTCCCGGACAGGACTCCGGCATTTGCCGCCGTCACCTCGTCGCCCTTCATCTGCAAAACCAACTGCTCGCACATCTCGGCATACATTTTCTTCTCTTCCTCATTCATGCGAACACTGTATTCGCTCTCGATCAGCGCGGGCATCCTCAGATGGTCGGCGGCTTTCATGGAGATGGTTATGTCGGCAATCTTCTCGTAAATCCGCTCCTCGGCTCCGGGCAAGGGAGCGTAGGAGAATACCACCTGTCCGTTGCGCTTGTCCGGCACGAAGTAATCTTGGCGGTACTTCGTGATGAACCGCCCCAAACGCTGTCCCATGTCGAGCACCTTGAACTCTGCGAACAAGTCCATCAAGCCGTTGCCGGATGGCGTTCCCGTAAGTCCGATGACTCTCTTTGCCAGAGGGCGAACCTTCATAAGTGCCTTGAATCGCTTGCTGCTCCAATTCTTGAAGGACGAGAGTTCGTCAATCACGATGGCATCGTAGGAGAAGTCCGTTTTCTCCACGAGCCACGGAACGTTCTCGCGGTTGATGATATAGAGGGAGACTTGCTGCCGAAGTGCATGAAGGCGTTCTTTCTCTGTTCCGACTGCGACGGAATAACGGATATGGTTCAGATGCTCCCACTTTCCGATCTCCTGCGGCCATGTATTTCGCGCCACACGAAGCGGTGCAATAACGAGAACGCGAGAAATCTCAAAATGGTCAAAGAGCAACTCATTGAGGGCTGTAAGCGTAATCACCGTTTTTCCAAGTCCCATATCGAGGAGTACGGCGGCAGTTTTATGGCTTTCGATAAAGTCGATGGCGTACTGCTGGTAATCATGCGGTATGAACTTCATAGGGCATCACCTCCTAACGCATCTTGATTCATTACCGAAACACTTCCTGCAACACATCCACATGATAGGTATTCACCATGCCGTATTTGGCATCGTACTCCTTGCCGATGTGGTAGCCCTGCTTTCTGGATATCGCCGACGCTCTGCGTCCGAGTCTTGCGGCGGCATCCCGACCAACGCCACGAACTCCCGTGAGGTTTGCATAGCCGATGATGGTGTAGTGGTGCTCATCGATGGTCATCTGCTTGGACTCGACCTCAAGAAGCCGCTCGTCCACCTTGTCGATACGGGCATTTGCCGCCTTGATCGTCTTTGCCTGCTCCACCATTCGTTGTGCACTGTAGAGGAGGAATTCCTCGGGTGTCATGTTCTTCGCAACTTTGAAGTAACTGTCTTCGAGCTGTTCAAATACATCCCACGCCCGCTCCGTCCCAAGCATCTTGCTGTGACGGGCTGCGCCTCTCTCCGTCCAGAGATACAGATGACGTGTTTTCGGGGATATTTGCAGTTCGATATTTTCGACCTGCAAGCGGAAGGTCTGTAAATCCTGCCCTTCTAGAACAAAGAAGTGCTTTCCCGCAATAAACCGCACACGGTTGTTGCTGAAGTTCTGCTGAATCTGCTTCGGAGCGCATCCATACGCCTCGGCAAGCTGCTCCGTGGTCATGACACGGATGTTGTTATGTTCCAATACCGTAAGTTCATTCATGGTCGATTTCCTCCAATACGCTGTCAATTTGATTTATCTCGTCAATTACATACACCTTGAATCCAAGCCGCCGAAGTAGTCTGTGACGGGCGAGCTGCAAGGCTCTCGGCTTCTTCCCCGGTGCTTTCAGTTCCACAAAGCCCATTCTGCCGCGAGGCAGAAGCACCAGTCGGTCGGGCATTCCATCGAATCCCGATGAGGTAATCTTTGGTGCGATGCCGCCCATTGCCTTGGTTCTTGCTGTGAGTTCCTTCTCAATGTCTTTTTCTCTCATCGTTTTCCCCCGTGACGACAGTGACTAAAAATCCTATACGCGCGAATATGTGTGCGTTTTCCCCTTATGGGTATATATTTACTGTTTTCTCTTATATAGAATTTACTGTCTTGTCCGTCACAAATCGTCATAACTGCCAAGAAACACGGCGATGGAAGTGTGACAACTTTTACCTCCGTTGTCACACGAACCACCTTGTCACACCGTCTTGTCACATCTTTTTATAAAGGCGCTGAAGACCGTATATCGGAATGCGCCGCCTCGTTTCAGGACGCGACCAGTCGGGAAGCCTTGCCATAATCGCAGATATGGCATAACTGTCCGCAGGTTTGATGTCCTCCTTCGCTTTGCCGAAGCATTCGCACCATATCTCGATGTTGGAAACGGTCTCTCGGCGCATCGTTCCTTTGGCATTCAGGAGACCGTCCGGGTCTTGCACATAATCCCTTCTCTGATGCACGTCCATCGTGTCCCATGTCTCCGGCAGAAGCATATCAAGATACCGTGCGACAAGTCCTTCGCGGTCATCCTGCTCCATCGCCTCGGACTGTTCCTTCCTGGCATAGTCCTCCAAGGTGTGGTCGAGAAACAGTTCCTCTCCGGCATTGGAAAGAACGATGACCTCCGCCCAGATTTGATCCACCGTCTCTTGGTCAAGATCCCAAGGCTTCATTCTCCCCTCACCCGTAACCTTGACGTTCCAGAACCTGCGGTTGCCCGTGATGTCGCGAAGATACCCGTTCTCGCTGTTGGTCGTGCCGAAAAAGATGCACTGTCTCGGATGAGGGGTGACCCGTCTGCCGAAAGAGGCGCGGTACTTATCATCCTGCCTCGATACAAACGCCTTCACCTTCTCAAGCTCTGCTTTACGCATACCTGCCATCTCACCGATCTCGTGAATCCAGTAGCCCTGCAGCTTCTCCGCTGCCGTCTTGTCGTTCATGTCGGAAAGCGTCAAGCTGTCGGCGAACCACGCCATGCCGAGTTTGGCGATCAGCGTGGATTTCCCGATGCCCTGATTTCCGTTGAGCACTGTGATGTAGTCGAATTTGATGCCGGGATGATAGATACGCATATATGCCGCGCAAAGTGCCTTTCTGGTCACAGCGCGGACGTAGGCGTTGTCCTGCGCCCCCAGATAATCAATCAGGACAGTGTCCACTCTCGGCATCTCGTCCCACACCGGCAGACCGTCGAAATACTCCTTGATAGGATGGTAGGAGCGGTCATCTGCGGCCTTGGTCACGGCAATGTCATAATTTCTCTGTGAAAAGGATCCGTAGCTTGCGTCAATATAGCAGATGAGCTGTGCATCGTCCGCATCCCGCCAGAACCGCGCAGGATGTTTCCACGGAACCGCGCCGCGAATCTCCATGCCGTCCGCCAGCTGGTTGAACACGATGTTCTTCATGTACGGATCGTTCTCCATGATAAGCCGGATATTGTGGAGGTTGTTTTCCAGTACACCGTTCTTATTGCGCTGCAGACGTTTCTTCCACTCGTCATCGACAGATTCCGCAAAGTCTTTTTCTGCCTCACTCAGTCGCTCGTTTGCCGCCACGATCTTGACCTCATCCTGCTGCATGGCAAAATCGCACATGGCGCGGAAGGATGCCTTATCATCCAGATCACCGAACTTGTGGATGCGGACGATATCGAAGGCATTACAGAGTTTCAGATATGCCGGGTCTTTCGCATGGTGGGAATAGACAAACTTTTCATCCTTGATCTCCACGCCCGCAATGCTGTCGGATGCGATGAGGTGCCAGCGGCTTTCGCTCTCGGTCGGCTCGTATATGCCGGAAAGGAAGGTTTCAAGAGCACGAGTGACGGGAAAGAATACCCGGTTGAAGATTCCGACCGTGCCTTCTTTTTCAAGAGGATCCTGCACCTTCTGCTGCGTAACCTGATTCGCCTTGCTCTCACGGGAGGATGTGGGAAGCCTCGTCGGATCCGTCCATTCCGGGTGCGCCGACAGGATTGCATCCGGGTCGAGCCATTCCTTTTCCACTTCCTTGAAGACGAATACGCCGTTCTGCGGAGAGGACGGCCAGTACATCAGCTGATTCGGCTGATAGGAGCATTCATCGAAAAAGTCGATGCCCAACATCTGCGCCAGATACCGGGATACTGCCACGAACTCCTCTGAGGTGACATCCCGCAGCAGCGGGAATACCAGTCTTACGCGAGGATTCTCCTCTGTGCTGGAATGCGTGGTGTAAAGGCATGAAGTATACGGTGCATTCGTTTCATAGGCATCAAGGAACGCTTTGTCAATACGGTCGCCGTCCAGAGCGATCATCGAGCGCAGTTCCACGGCATCAACTTTGCGGCGGCCGCCTTTCAGCACACCGCCGACAAATCCGCCGTGGTCTTTTGCCGCATCTCTCTGTGCCTTTGACATCTTTGCGTATTCTTCCGCAGATTCCGCTGTGCGGATGGTGACCTTGAGCCGCTCCTTCAAATCCTCGTACCGAATGGTTTTATTCACCCAATTCTTTGCCTGACGGCTATTTCCGTAGGCAATTGCCAAGTCTCTCATCCTGATACCTCCTCGCACTTCGTTGTGAAATAGCGGATATTCTTCTGCAGCCGCTCGGCATGAGCGATCTCCGCTTCCATCCCCTCGGTGATTCGCTCGCCGAACACCCAGACCTCGCTGCACAGCTTCATAAGCTCGAAGTTCATGAGCATCGCCTTTCCGCGCTCGTCGATCTCTGACAGGAACTGTGGGAAATACAGGTGCGGGGCAAGAGGAATCCTCCCCTTCTCCACAGCAAATTTGCAGTACTGCCGCGCCCGCATGACGTTGATGCGCGGGCTGTCCCGATAGGGTGAGCAGATGTAGACGAATCTGCCCTCCCTGCTTACCTTTGTGAGAGCGGCATGTGCCGTAGGATCGGCATAGCCCTCGTAGTTTCTGCGCTCGATCATTTCTCACACCGCATCTTTCGGCTGCATTCCGTGCAGCAGATCGCCGTACCGAAGAGGTCAAACTCCGCATCGCCGAAGAACTCGTTGAGATCAACGGGCACTTCTGCTCCGCAGCGCGGACAATGGCAAAAGACATTCTCGTCATTGATTTCCACCGTGACCTCCAGAGCGTCATTGATGTTTTCCTTGACATAGAACATAAGATTTCCTCCCTTTGAAAACAGATTAGTTCCTCTCATCAGTAAGAGGACGAACCGAGAGGTTTTGGTCACCAAAAATCCTCCCAATTTTCTGGGAGGATAGACATTAGTCTTTCTGATAGAAGCGGCACTCGAAACCCTCGGCGCGAAGCAGGAGACCTTCCGCCCAAGGTGGGGTTCTTTCCATCTGCTCACAAATGACAGGAAGGGAGACCTGCTCGTCGCATTCGATGATGAGTTCATCATGGACGTGTGCAACAATGTCCATCGTCCGCAGCGTTTGCATGGCATAGCAGAGAATGTCGCGACTGATCGCCTGCGTGATATTTTCCACGAGCTTCGGACCGTAGGATTCAATCCGCGCCCACTTTTTCGAGAGATCGAGTCCCATGTAAGTGACGGATTCGCCGCCGAACTGATTCTCTCCGATGCGCGGTTTTACGTAGGAAAGCCGTCTGCCGCTCGGAAGTTCGATGAACATCATACCGCTCTGATAGATGAATCGGATGCCGTGCGTGACCTTTGTGCTGCGTTCCTTGATGCAGTCCTTTGCGGCTCGGTCGACTGCCCACCAGAACTCTACAATGTTCGGATTTGCCGCACGCCAAGCATCCACGAGCGGTTTCAATTCATCTTCATTCATCCCGGATTCCAATGCGCCGAACGCTTTCAGCGCACCGACGGATCCGCCATAACCACAGGCCAGTTCTGCCTGCTTCCCTTTTTGCCGAAGATGCCCGTTCTCGCCGTGTTTCACCACATTACAATGAAACATCCTACCTGCTGTGGCACAGTAGATGTCTCCGTCGCCCTCGAAAACATCCATGCGCCATCGTTCCTTGACAAGCCATGACAGCACCCGTGCCTCGATGGCAGCAAAGTCCGCAGCGATGAATTTCCTGCCCGCCTTTGGGATAAAGGCTGTACGGATAAGCTGAGAAAGCACATCCGGCACGAAGCCATAGATCATTTCCAGTGCTTCATAATTTCCCTGCCGTACGATGTCACGGGCGCACTTGAGGTCGGAGAGATGATTCTGCGGAAGATTTTGTAATTGAATGTGGCGTCCCGAAAACCGCCCGGTACGGTTCGCCCCATAGAACTGAAACATTCCTCGTGCTCTGCCATCCGCACAAACGGTATTCTGCATCGCCTGATATTTCTTCACTGAGGATTTTGCAAGCTGCTGACGAAGCACCAGTACATCAGAAACAGGAGACTGGACGGTCTTGAGCAAAGCTGTCACAGACTTCTTATCCAGCGACTCCGTTTCGACACCGTAGTCTCTGAGCCATTCTTTCATCTGCGCCACGCTGTTCGGATTTTCAAGCCCGGTCAAGGCTTTCAGCTTGTCCGTTAGCTGCTCCTTAGTGAGCAAGTCAATCCTAACAGCGTTATCTACGAGCGGCATATCCAGACGTATCCCGCGATCATTGATCTCCTGGTCGAGCACATATTCATCCCATACCGACTGCGGCACAGGATATTTGGACAGACGTTTCTGTATTGCTATCTCCACTTCGACATCGCGCCGGTTATAGGACTTGAACAGTTCCCACCTCTCTCCCGTGGGTTTGTGGAACGGAGGCGTAGAAAAATAGCGAATCAGAGACTTACCCTCGGTCATTTTCTGTTCTTCCAATCCCAACACTCTGCCCACGGCGGCAAGCGAGAGCGGCAATCCCATGTAGGCAGACCAGACCATTGTGCATCGCCAGCTGCGGGGACTTAGAAAACGGGCACACTCTTTGGAAAGCGGATGATTGTCTCGAAATGGATCAAGAGCTATCCCCAAGTCCGACAAGTAACGCGACAGACACACACGCTCAAAATTGGCGTTGAACGCCCACTTGATGATCCTCTCATCGGTCAGAGCGTCCAGAATTTCCTTCGAAATTCGATCCCCATTTGCGAGGTCAATGACCTGCACAGCACCGCCGTCCACGGAATATCCAAAGAGCAGGATCGCGAAATCCTCTGCCTCTGCGTATCGATAAACGCCGCTTTTCCCAATATCCACACTGCTCCGAGTTTCAAGATCGATAGACAATGATTCCATGTCACGTCTCCTTCCGTGACAAAGGCAGTGAAGACGAATCCCCACTGCCCATGTCACCTAGTCCTATTTAGCTAAGGAAATCTTCGTCCTCATCAGTGAAATCATCCTCGGCACGTGTCTTTCCGCCGAGATGCTCCCCGTCGGAAATCTTCTGCAGGTTGTTCAGCCCACAGGCAATTCCGCGATTGCCGTTGCTGTTGAATGCGTAGAAGTTGATGCTTGCGCGTCCGTAAACGCCGGAGTAGACCTCCGAGTGCTCGATGATCGGATTGCGGGCAGCATCCACGATGCCGGGAGCCGTAGCCGAGTTTGCGTTGACGAAGTAGCTGTCCTTGTATGCCGCATCATCCGGGCGTTCCACATCGCCGTCACGGAGCGGTGTCTTGATCGCCGTGAGCGCAGGGACGGACTTGCTGTTTCCCTTGAGCTTTGACTGCCCTTCCTCATATGCCGCCTGAATGGCGTTCTTGACTGCCGTCACGGTCTTGGTGTCGGACTTGGGGATAATGAGTGACACACTGTACTTCGGCGTACCGCCGTTGATGGACTTTGCCTGCCAGACGTTGGCATAGCTCCAACGTGTCTTGACACCCGTGATCACTTTGGTCGGATTGATAACTTTTGCCATGATGTGTTTTCCTCAACTTTCTTCAAAATCTTCTGCTGCGGTATTCATCACAGACCGCTTGTCGCTCATCGGAGCGAGGGTTGGTTTTCCCTGTGGTTTTATGATGTAGCCTCCGAGCAATTCCTCGAACTTACTTTTTCCGAGCAGACTGGTCATCGCCGTAATCCCGAGCAGTTTCTGCTCATACGGCTCATAGCCCGCTTCCTTGACGGTGTGGGCGACCGCCGCCTCGTCGGTGTATTTCCGATTCGAGCGACCTTCGACCAGTTTCCAGTCCGTCCACTGTTTTCCTTGGATCGCCCGCTGCAGGGCATATTCCTTGATGTCACCGACCCATGCCGCGAGTGTGTCGGCTTTTGCAAGCACCGCTTCTACTTCCGAATCTTCCAGTGTCGGTGGCATTTCGAAGTCATACCGGGCGAGTTCCAGATTGTACTCTGCCCGCTTGCGGCAGGTCGCCTTGATTTTGCAGAACTGGCAGTGTGCTCCGGCGCAGAACTCTCCTTCTCCTTCGTGTGCCAACTTTGCCGCAGGTACAAGCGTATCTTGTGCCCACGCCAGAAGGTCGGCTTTCGAGATGATGAACTCCGAGATGTTGGCGAGACGAGGTTGGAAGATCACCATCCGCACCTCGTCGATGTCATAGAGACCGTCGACCATCTGGATGCAGCCGAGTGCGTAGCACATCATCTGCGGATTATGGTCGGCACTGACCTCGATGCCTTTGCCGTGTTTGTAATCCACGATGCAGACGGTCTTACCTGAAATGATAAGCGTATCGGCAGTGCCGAAGCCCTCCGGCACGAACGCCGAGAAATCGACGCGCTGCTCCACCGACACCATCGTGTCCTTGCTCTCGTCACGGAACTGACCGACCAGTTCCATCACAAACTGGCAGTATGCCTCAGCGCACTCTTCCATCTCAGTGTCATAGGAAGCGAGGTTCTTGGTCGGATCGCGTACCCGCTCCCCCAGAGCCTTGCAAAGTTTGTACTCACAGAGCGTATGTGCGTCCGTACCTTGTGCGGCATACTCGCTCGGCGTGTCGGATTTCTCCGCATTGAGCCGTGCCGACGGTGGACAAGCGATCCAACGTGCGGCAGAGGATGCGGAGAGAACGGCATGCTTACGTGCCAATGCGCTCAGCCTCCTTCAAGAGTGCGGCATACTGCTCCGGTGGGATGTTGCTGAGTTTGTCCGCACCGAACTTTGCGATCAATGACTTGACTGCGGCACTGTGTCCTTCGACAGAGAGTTTCGCGAGTACGGCGCGTACCTCCTCAAGTGTCGGTGCTTCTGTCTTCTCCGTTGGCAACGGTTCCTCTCCTTCGGAACTCTGCACGAATTCCTCCAAGACATTAACCAGTCGGTGAAGAGCGCCGATAAGCTCGGCTATTGCTTCATTTTCCTCCCGCATGGAGATCACTTCCTTTCGATTGACTGCGGGTATTTTCACCTTCCTATAAAGAAGAGGACGTATATCCGCATTCTGGTCACCGGATTTTACAAAATATCTTCGAGCCGCTCTTGCAGTCCGGGCATAAATTTCTTCATACGCTTACGGATGCTTTCCTTAGATTTGAAACCGACAGCGGCGGCAATGGCACGCTCCGACTCTCCCGCCGCCCTGCGGATAAGAATTTCATGGTCGATGGGATCGAGTTCACCGAGAGCCTCGTACAATTTGTGATTGCGCTCTCTGCAACTGACGGTCTCGGTGACATCCTCGTGAACGGGAAGCGCGGGATCGTTGAGTTCCACCGCACGCTCCAAGGAGATTGTCCGATACACGGGATGTGAGCATCCATCACAGCTGCGGTTAGCGCAGCAGGGTTTTCCTTCATAGATACAGTGCTGCCCACGCTTTTCCCGCTTGTCCTCCCGCCAGATCGGTCGCATGACAGCAGAGTATTGCTCGGCATCGACAGGTGCATAAATTGCCCGCTCCGACGCCTTGAGGAACTTTTCTCCGGCAGCCTTTCGCCGAACAAGTTCATCCATGCCCGTATCCCGGATTCTTCCGTTTTCGTGAATCTGAATCGGGACGGGGACATACACGCCCAGCTTCTTACTGAGCTGAAAACGATGTCCCTGCTGTTGGAGTGCCTTGACCTCCTGCGCGGAGTAGTCTTTGATGATACCGTTGAGCTGGATTTTCATAGTTTTGCGTTCCTTTCGTTCTTGCCGAACGGCGGGATGCAAAACTACGCACGGGCTTCTATCCGAAAATGGGCATAAAGAAGCACGGTGGGAGCATAGAGATACTGACAAGCTCGTTACCTGTCAGCATCCCTATTCGCATCCCGCCGTCCTATGGCCATCTTGGACAACAGATTGACTTACCTAGGGAAACCGAATTTGACTCTTTCTACCACCTCCTTAAAAATCTTTCTCTACATAGAAGCGGACACATACATCCGATTTGGTCACCGCTTTTTGATTAGAATTTTTCCTTATAAAATCAGAAAAGCCGTGATATAATTGATACATGCACAATCGTCAAAAAATAAAGCCCCAGAGATTCAATCTCTGAGGCTCATCCTATATACAATAGTGTTGCTGTAAACAGTGAACGACAGTCAATAGCGTCAACTGCGTTAATAGTGTCAATACTTGCAAATGAGGTATTTTTATGCTGGAAAACAAAGAATACACATTGTGCGGCGGTACCTTCTTCACCCTTCTTCTTCAGGCAAGAAAACAGAGAACTGCCGCCAGAAAAAATGCGGTTGGCGAAAAGGACGGTCTGAATGACAGCGAGGTTCTTGAAGGGCTCATCCGTGTGGCTTTCCCCGACTATATTTCTCCTGCGGGACGTTCGATCCGAACCCATACTTCTTCATATAAAGCGTGCAGACTCTCTGCCAATGAATATCTTCCATTCGATAAAGAGGAGCTCATCCACACCTTTGACCATGAGATAAAAGAGACTTTTTTCTCTCCACTTCAGCGCATGTGCCAATTTTCATCGTCCTTCATCGATGAGAAAAACATGGGGAGTTGGCTTGTTCGTGCCATTCTTGATACGATCAGCCGAGATCCCAGTATCACAGATGAAATATTCTACGTTGACCAAAACGGTCATCCAATGGATAAAAACCATATGTTCACGGCGCAGAACATCGACCTGCAGCCGTTCCTTCTTGGTATTTGGCATTTCATTTTATTGAACCGAGCAGATAACACCGTTGGTGCAACTACTATTGAGTCGTGGCATGATAGACCTACTGTAAAGAGAGCAAGGCGCAAGTTTAATTCAGAGGTTGGAAAGAACTGGGACAATAATGTTTCTGTCCATATAATTCAGGTCGACGGATCTGTATCAGACAATCAGAAAGATTCCATCAGATCACGTAAGGTTCTGGTCGATAAGAGGTCTAGCAATTTTGAGCTTGATTGGGCGGTTCGGAGAAAAATGCGTTCTCCCCAAGACGAATACCGTGCTTATCTTAAAAATACTCGTGAAAAATACAATAAATTGAAGACCCTTCTTTATAACGATGCACCTGTGGAGTTTTATAACTTTTACATCTGCAACAATATCGAGCAAAGGATCTATATTAAAAAGAACCGTTACCAAACGAAAATTATAGAAAACAGTACAGCACAATTACTGCACGAGTGTTCAAATTTCATCTTGATTTCCGGTACGGGCGGTCTCGGAAAATCGATGATGATGCGTCACCTTCTTTTGGATTCCATAGAGCATTTTGATGAGTTTGGGAAAATTCCTATCTTTATTCCTTTGAAGGACTACAGTGATTCCTATGACAGCTTATTGGATTACATTTTTGAAAAATTTGAGGGTCTCGGTGGACCTAAAAAGCTAAACGACCTCTCAAAACTACTCTCACATGGATCGTGCTTGCTACTGTTTGATGGCTTAGATGAAATAAAATCAGACTGTAGGAAGAAGTTCGAACATGACCTTGAATTTTTTGCCGACAAGTACACCGATAACATGTTCGTCATATCCTCTCGCCCAGCCGGAGCATTTATATCCCTTCATAGATTTACCGTACTCAACCTCTGCCCATTTACTAAAGAACAGGCACTTTCACTGATTGACAAGTTGGATTTTAGACCGGACGAGCCGGCAATCAAGGCGAATTTCCGAAATGAATTAGATAACACCCTATTTCGTACACATATGGAGTTCACCGAAAATCCACTCCTTCTCACCATCATGCTTATGACGTATGAGCAATTTGCAGAGATTCCATCAAAAATGCATATTTTTTACAGAGAGGCATACATCACATTATCCCAAAAACACGATGCAAGCAAAGGAGCATACAAACGCGTCTTAAAGACAGGATTGACTGCAGATCGGTTTGCAGACTATTTTGCTGAGTTCTGCGCACGAAGCTATCGTGATGAGAAGTTTGAATTCACGGATCTTCTGTTTGATCAGTATTTTAACAGTCTGCACGAACGCACAAAAGAACAGCATAGGGTTACGGCATCAGATTTCAGAGATGACATCGTTGAAAATATGTGCCTTATGTTTTATGAGAACGGAAAGTATCATTTCACCCATCGCTCTTTCCAAGAATATTTCTGCGCCTTGTACTTTTCAAAGCAAAAAGATAAGACGTTGAAAGCAATTGGGGATTTTTTTGAAAACAAGAATCGCCGTCACTATTCAGATCAGACATTCAATATGCTGTATGACATGATCCCGGAGAAAATTGAAGAGTATATATTCTCTCCATTTTTACAATCACTCTTCGAGATGTGTGATGCTGAAAATGGTTATTGGACCTTTCTTGAGAAATTGTATCCTACGCTGTCCTACGAAAGCGGTGAAACAAACCTACTGATTGACAATGAACCAAACTCCTTTATTTACAATGCTATTACCAGAATCCAAGATATAGCTGCGACGTTGGACTTTGATGAATTACCACAAGAGGATGAATATCTTTTGGACGAATGGGTGTATCTGGATTCAGATTATAAATCCCCTGAGTTCGAATCGGGTACTCTGATAAACAAGGATGATGTACCTTGGGAATATGAGGAGTACTTCGGAGAGCCTGAGGTCATCGGAAGATATTATGAAATTGATATCGAGGCCATCCTAAGAAAGCCAGAGAAACATGAAGATACTATCCACTTACTTGAAAGTGATGATTTTCCAATAAGGGCAGAGTTTTTAGCCGTTAGAGCATATATGCAGGAACTCATTGATAAGGAGCAAACTATTGGCGACGATTTGTTTGATTTGTTTCAGTAGCTAAAACTTCGCACTCCCCCTATTCCAAGTTTCTGTTTATCACTTCAATAAGCGCACAGGCAGGAAGTTCCAATAACGTATAACAACTTGTGTAAGGGAGAAGCTAATTTTTCCTTCTCATGCCCAGCTACATAAAAAAACCGAGGGATGCAACACACCAATTATCGAGGAGGTAAAGCATCATGAAAGAAATTCAACCAGTGTCCATCTCGTCGGCCACGGACACTCCAAATATCAGCCGATTTATTTACACTACGTAATCAACAGGTGATGCTTGCCAGCGATCTTGCTATGCTCTACCAAGTGGAGACACGGGTTCTGAATCAGGCTGTGAAGCGGAATCAGAAAAGATTTCCCGAAAGATATTGCTTCCAGTTAACCAAGGAGGAGGCAAACTTGACATCACGAATTGTGATGTCAAGTTCCGCACATGGCGGGCAGCGAATCCCGCCTTACGCCTTTACCGAACAGAGCATAGCTATGCTGTCAGCAATTCTCTGCAGGAATATTTCTGTAGAACTAGTAAAGGCTACCTCAAGAAAATTTGGTTAATTGCTATTCACCAGCAAAATTTGAGATCCCAATTTGGCACCTCAAAAGGAAAGGAACTTTTATGAGTGAAAAAGCCCTTGATCAGACATCCATAGCGCCGATAGACACAAGCCACATACGGAATTTGGTATACACCGTTCGTGGCATTCAAGTCATGCTAGACTCAGATTTGGCGCGGCTTTATCAGGTAGAAACAAGGATACTGAACCGTAATGTAGCCCGCAACGCTCGTCGCTTTCCAGAGGATTTTCGCTTTCAACTCACAGAAGATGAGTTTGAAATCTTGAAATCCCAAATTGGGATTTCAAGTGACACTGTGCATGGCGGCAGACGCTATCTCCCCTACGTCTACACCGAGCAAGGGATTTCCATGCTGTCCGGAGTACTGCGAAGTGATGTCGCCATAGAGGTCAGCATCGGCATTATGCGGGCTTTTGTTGAGATGCGGCATTTCATCGCCAGCAATGCCCATCTTTTCGAGCGCATAGAGCGAATGGAGCTAAAACAACTCACCTATCAAAAAGAAGCCGATGAAAAATTCGAGCAGATATTTGATTTCATACACACTCATACAGAGTCCAACCAAAAGATATTCTTCAACGGACAAATCTACGATGCCTTTAGCTTGTTGGCGAGCTTGATTCAAAAGGCTACCAAGGACATCATTCTCATTGACGGCTATGTGGATATAGGGACGCTCAATCTGTTGGCAAAAAAACAAGCTAATGTTTCCGTGGAAATCCACACATTCAACAATACGAGATTGACGGCAGCAGATGTTGCGACCTTCAACAGCCAATATCCAGCGCTTACCATCAATCACACCAACGCCTTTCACGACCGTTTCCTTATTCTTGACCACCAAGAGGCATATCACATTGGCGCATCGCTCAAAGATGCCGGAAAGAAGTGTTTTGCCATCACGCTTTTGCAAGATGAGGCACTCCTACAGGAACTTCTGGCACATTTGTGAAATACATTCACAGTTCGGTGAGACGGCAATGCAGAAAAAACCATCGAAAGCATGAAGAAAATCAAAATAAACCGAACGGCGTGTAGCTAAAAGCTACGCGCCGATTTTGAGTGTGAGTTCTATGCGAACTTGTTATCCATAAATCGTGCAATAATTTCCCCAAAAAATAAAAATCTGTGAGGGAACTTCTATGTACTCACCCCTACAGTCTCCTTTAGCTTTCCCCACCAATTCGTATAATTCGATGGAGTATCAAGCCGCTTCTCGTTCATCACCACATTGTATCGTTATCGACGTTACTTCGTTCATTGCCGCTACCAAAATGATACTGGAGGGAAAGGTCAGCGTCGCGTTCGCACGCGACACCGTAATCTGACGATCCTCAATCGGCTCACGCAACACCTCAAGCGTCTTCTTGCTGAACTCCGGCAGCTCATCGAGAAAGAGCACGCCGTGATGCGCAAGCGTCACCTCGCCCGGACGCGGGATACTCCCGCCGCCGATCATCGCTACCGTCGAGGACGTGTGATGTGGACTGCGGAAGGGGCGCGTGGTCACAAGTCCCGTATCCTTTCCGAGCAGCCCCGAGATGCTGTAGATCTTCGTGATCTCAATGGCTTCTTCCTTCGTCAGTTCCGGCAGAATCGAACTCATGCGACGCGCCAGCATCGTCTTGCCCGAGCCGGGCACACCGACCATCAGAACATTATGCCCTCCCGCCGCCGCAATCTCAAGCGCACGCTTCGCCTGATACTGTCCCTGCACGTCCGCAAAGTCATCGGTAAATGCAGCGTCTTTTTTCTGCTCTGTTGGGCGTGGCACAGCAGGAGTCAGCACCTCCATGCCAGTCAGATGACTCACAAGCTGCGCCAGATTCTCGACCGCATAGACCTTCAGCCCATCAATCAAGAGTGCCTCGTCTGCATTGGACGGTGCAACGTAAAACTCTGTCAGCCCATGTTCCCGCCCCGTAACCGCCACTGGAAGGAG